GTTGTGCTTTACGTGCTGACCATTGTCCAGGTTTTCCACCCTTTCCGCCAGCTTTGATACTTTCAAATAAACGCTTACGCATTCCTGGCTTTGTGTAGTTGCCAGCTTCGTTTACTTTACTCTTCTTTTGGGTCTTCTTTTGAGTTGTCTGTTTTCTTACAATCACAACTATCTCCACAGTTTACACAATTACAATCTGGTCCACATTCTTCACAATTACAATTTTTACAAGCCATATTATTAAATATTCTTCTTGCTATAGTTTGCTCGACCATAGCCACGCATGGCTTTACCACAACCACGAACAGAACCACCCATATTATACTTTTTAATATGTCCACCTGATTTATTTACTGACATCATTTCTTTCATGAAATCAGGTTGTTTTTCATCAATTTCAAATAGACCAAGAAATTTCTCACGAGTCTTTTCAGGAGCTTTTACATCTGAACGTTCTGATGCTTCTTGTGAAGGTGGAGAAGCACGACGACTAGGCATCTCTATATCTGACCGTTCTGATGCTTCTTGTGAAGGTGAAGAAGCACGACGACTAGGCATCTTTACTTCTGAACGTTCTGATGCTTCTTGTGAAGGTGAAGAAGCACGACGACTAGGCATCTTTACATCTAAACGTTCTGATGCTTCTTGTGAAGGTGAAGAAGCACGACGAACAGACTTTAATTTATTAATAGGAGCTTTTCCAATTGTCTTTGGTTCTCTGCTTTTTTCGTATTCTTCTAGTTCTTTTTCAAAAAGCTCATCTGCTTCTTTTTTACGATATTTTGAACCCGGAAGTTCATCACCCCTTGTACCAAAAACTTTTCGAGTACGTTCAATAAATCCTTTAGCCATAATTACATTTCTTTCTTTTTATATGGGCCTTTGGCCTTTTCTCGTTCTTTTCTTAATGTTTCCATAAGTGACATTTTATTAAAATCTCCAATATCCAATTCGTTTCTGGTTCGAATTATTATTATCTTCCATTTCTTCTATGAGGTAAGCATCCATTGGATGATCTACTCTCCAAGAATCCTTTAAATATAAAATAGCCATTACCATCGCATCAACTTGGTCATCATATGTTGCGTTGGGAAAACTAATGGCTTCGTTAATTAAATCCTTTGCAAAAGGTTTATCTGGAAGATAGACCCGACCAGATTCTAGAATAGGAGTAGAAGCATTAACACGAGCTACTTTATCTCTATCTGGATTGTATTCAAGAACAGGCAATCCAGCCCTTCGCATATCTTGAATAAGCGACTGACCGGATGCCTTTTTTTCAATTATAACAACGTCTGGTTCATATCTATCATACATCTCTTGAGCAACCATACGCAACTCTGGATATTCTAATCTATCTCTTTTATTTGAAAGAAGAATTAGATTATGAGTAAGATGTTCAAACCCACCACTGTCTATTTGAATATTTTTAAAAATTCCCCACGTTTGAATAACAGAATAATCCGCTGAAGTTCTAGTTGAAAAAGCAGTATCATATGTTTGAATAACGAAGTCACAGTCTGGCGGCTCATCCATAAACTCCCAAGTTTTAAACCAATCCTTTTTAATAATTCCACCTTCATCTGGTGTTGGGTCTTGCATGTAGAGAGATTGCCAGTATTTGGTTCCGTTCTGTGAACGAATTTCAATCTCGTCCTTTTTTAAAAGATCGTTTGGTTTCCATTCAGGAAAATAAGAAGAACCAATTGGAAGATTTAAAAGATTGGCTGAATCTTCATCCAACCAAGCTGGAATTTTAACAACTTCCCATTCATCAATTTCTACGTTGTCTTCGTCATCATCACTAAATATATTTTCTTTTTTATGTTTAGCTTGTGTCTCTAAAAGCCAGCCGCAAATATCATCTTCATGATACCTTGTGTTAATGATTACGACACTACCATTAGGCATCAAACGTGTTCGTAGACCAGCGGGATACCATTCCTTGATGTATCTACGACCAGCTTCTGAGAATGCATCTTCTTCTGACATAACATCATCTAGAAGAGCAATGTGTGCACCTCGACCAGCAATTTGTGATCTAACACCGGCAGCAATATAAACACCATTCTGGTTTGTTTGCCATTTACCAGCGGCACGTACATCTGATCTAAGTGTAGTTTGTGGAAAGATTTCTTTATATAGTTCGTTGTTTACAATATCACGAACGGATCGTCCAAAGTCTGCTGCTAATTGGTCAGAGTGAGAGACAGAAAGTATTTCATGATTTGAATGTTTACCCATATACCAAGCAGGGAAAAGCTTAGAACAAATAACAGACTTAGAGGAACGAGGAGGAAGAAACACCATAAGTCTTTTGATTTTTCCTTCCTGTACTTTTTGAAGTTTGTCAGCAAGTAACTCAATATGCCTCCCTAATTTAAAATCAGCAATGAGTGAAGGAGCTAATAGTTTAATAAATGTAAGGAAGTTTGAGCGAGATTTTAAAATAGCTTGCTCAAACAGTTTCTCTCGCAATTCCAGGTAGTCTTGTTTTTTTGACAAAGAAAATTACTCTTTTAATTTTTTTAAATTTTCTTCAAATTGTTCTTTAGAAGGAATAGTATCAGATAACAATCCAAGTAATGCTACAGCGGGTATTCTACTACCTAGCTTACGAAGTATGGAAGATAGTCCAGAAGGTGAAGAAGTTTTTACTTCATTTGCTTGGGCTTTCTCAAAATCAGACATATCAATTGATTTTAGACCCTGGCTTTTCTGCCATTCATTAATCTTTTTAAGTTGCCGATATTTTTCTAAATCAACAGGTCCACCTTCTTGATAAGTAACTAATCCTCCAGCTTCATAGTTTTTAATTTTATCATAAACTGGATGCTCCTTACCTCGTACAGAAATAGTTCCAATTTTATTACCTAATTCTATAAATCCTTTTATTGTTGGTCTTAGTTTTGGTTCTGTTTTAGATTTATCATATCTAGTTAAATTTAATCCTTTAGGAAATTCTGTATTTAATGAATAATAATGTTTTCCTTTATTTTCAACAGATATTAATGTTGGAATATCTTTATATTCATTTGGAGCATCTAACCATTTCCAACCAGCCGTTTTTTTAAATAAATTAGTTTTTATTGTTGTAGCTCCTTTTTCTCCAACAGAACCTACATTTTCTATTGTATTAGGAGATGCTTCAAATTTTGGCCTACCTTCTGGTGTAATAGAGATATTACCATATTCAAGATTTTTGTTAGTTAGAATATCTCCTGTTTTTGGATTTAAATATTCTCCACCTATTGGTCTAGAGCTTTCTGGAAACATCCTTTCTGGTTTTGGAAAAATAGGGATTAGTTCTTTTAATTCTTCTACTGCTTTTTTGCTACCTTTCATAGCCCCTTTAGTTAGTCCATAGCCTACAGGCCCAGTAGCCATCATAGCAAGAGGAACCAATCCTTCTCCCATTTGAGCAAGAGCTTCTATACTAGGAGAGGTTCCCATCTTCTTAGAACCTTCATACAAATTTTTAACATCTCCAGCAGGAGACATTTCCATTGTAAATTTTAAAGCATCTAAAATTTCATCGTATGTTGGTGTTCTTTGACCTGTACCTTCATACATTAAATCTTCTGGTGAAGTTATAACAGGTTCTTTACTTTTTTCCGCCATCGACAACTCGCAGTCCTACCATATCGGCTAGGTCTTCAATGTCTTTTGAAATCTTTTCTTCTGCATCTGAATCAGCAAAATGAGACATCTTGATCTTTTGTTCAGACTTGTCAACAAACATACCAAGGTGACGAGCAATGGTTTCCATGCTACGATTGGCGTTGGTGAAGTCCTGTTCGGTCATGGCCTGTTCATACACAGCCGCAACCTTTTCTAAAACCTTTTCAGCATTCCAACTCATTCTACGTAAAGCCTCCTCCTTGAGATGTTCAATTCGTCTTTTGATTTTCTTGTTATTATAAAACAAATTCTTAGCAGCTTGCAAAGTTAATTTATCTGTTTTCATTTGTGAATAACCAGCAGCTAAATATGCATGAACCAGATTACCAGTAGCAACACATTCCATAGCAAACTTTTCCTGCTTTGCCGTCATACCACCAACAACTCTTGACCGTTTGGCGTAGTTGCTTTTTACCTTATCCGTATCTTCTAACATTTTTGCAAAATCCTCTGGTTCATCCTTTACATAGTCAAAATGTTTCTTTGGTCGTTTTTGCCCCTTGACATGCTTAACTTTTCGTCTATTATATTCCTTACGCATGGAATGCAAGTCCTTACCAGCGGAAGCCATAGAACGAGTAGCAGCAGTTTGTTTGATAAGTTCCTTTAGTTC